ATATATTGAAACATAATTGTTTCTCCTTTCACTTTGCGTTAAGTCGCCACTATTCGATAGGCAAAGCGTACATTTGTAGTTTGCATATCTGAATTCATTTATTGTCATTTTCGGGGTCAAAGTCTGGAATAAATTCTACTCCGCCCATATCTGACATATCTTTAATTTCATCTTGTATAGTTTTAGGTATTGGTTTATGTTCTTTGTGTGTAATACCTAATACTTCACTATAATTTAATCTCGCTATCTTTTGGCCATTCTTATTATTAACTGTTACCATTTTGTCTGCAAGTCTTTGTGCTGGGTGTGATTTATTAAAATCTCTATAAATCAAACCTCTAATTGAGTCAATGACTAATGCTAAGTCAGCAGTAAAATTTACATGGTCTGTTTTTATTCCCATAGCTACAAATTTATCTAGTAATGTGTAGGCAATATCGTCAACATTGCCCTCAACAAATTCTTTTGTTTGTGCCTCAACAAGTTTTTGATGTTGTTTATCATCTAATATCTTGCCTGCTTTTTCTTTATTTTGTATTCTGTTTGTAGGAAATACAATAATTTTATCATCTGACACTTATATAATCTCGCCTTTAAAGTTAACTTTACCTTTATCTGTAAAGTATTCAATTAGTTGATTATAACCACCAATTAGTTCACCATCAATTTTTATTTGTGGCATTGTTCTAACTTTCTTACCAATATCTTCTATTAGTTTTGAAACATCACTATCAAAATCTTTTTCTAATGACTTCTCTTCATATTCCAGACCAAGGCCTTTTAGTAAGGCCTTTGCCTTGTTGCAATAGACACAGTTGTTTTTACTGTAAATTAGTATCGTCATCTGATTTTTTTAGGTTGTTCCAAGCCTTTTTACTTGCATCATTTAAATTGTATGCATCAACAGCCTGTTCAATAGTGTAATTATACATCTTATTAAACTTGCCTAAAGGCAATCTCATACCTATCCAAGTTCTATAGTAACCATTTTTAGTTAGTGTTACATCTTGTGCAAATATTTCATAACCTCTTACAGTGGTTGATGTAATACTATTTACAATAGCACTTTCTACCTCAGTTACAATAGTTTTAGTTTCTGTTTTACCTATTTCAGTAATGAATTGTTTTGACTCTTTGTTCATCTCACCTCTAATGATGTCTGCCAATTCTGACTTAGCCATCATCTTTGCTTTCTCTATAGAAAGTTGTAGGTCAGGTGATACAGCCGTAGCCACACCATAGATACATTGTTTATCAGCACCTTTTTTAGTAACTTGACCAATTAAATTTGTATCTAAGTCACAAGCTTTTGTATCATTAATGTTTGCCATATACCAAGCAGGTACTTTGTCAACAACATTACCTTTTTCTGATTTGATTTTATATGTACTATTCATAGAAGAGCAAGCTGTTAAACTTGTCACAGCTAAGATAGTAGCAAATGTTTTTAGTTTATTTTTCATCATAATTTTTCACTCTCTTTCATATCATATACTAATCCTTGAAGAAAGTCAAGCGTGGATTGAACATAGTCTAACGCCTGTTCACTAGATATATCTGTAAAGATAATAACTAATAAAGCAATAATAATTAATGTTTTAATCATTATTTAACCTCCCATTCACCATTTTGTAATAAACACACCTTTCCTGGTGTTTTAAAAGCGTGTCTGTTCCGACTATAATATCGGCAGTATTCTGGGGTACTCACATCATTGTAGTAAAACTGAGCAAATAGTTCCCAATAACTAGGACCATCAAAACGCTTTCTACCATCAGCACACTCCAAAATTTCTTCTTTAACTATCTCATCACCTTCTTGTTTGATAGTTACTTTAATATAACAAAACTGACCATTTACTTCATCAGGATTAATAGGTCTTATCTTTGTATAATCTTTTGCCACTGCAATACCTGAAATCAATAAGAATATAATCATTATAAAAGTCCAGGTCAGGTATCTTTTAATTCGTATATATTGTAAAGGGTCAAACATAATTTTCTAATCTTTTAATACTATCCTTTGTATTATAGATGGTTTCTTCTATAAAGTCAAGCCTGGATTGGTCATTAGTTAATTCTTTTTCTTCTTCTAATTCTGCAACCTCAGCCTTTAAATGTTCTATCTTTGTTCTTATTTCACTGTCTGTCATTATTTTTTCTCCACCCATTGGCCATCTGGTAATTGACACGCTGTACCAAAAACCACTTCTCTATTAACACCACCGATACCTACTAATGGCCAGTTGTTAGTAATATCTATTGTAGCATCATATTCTTTACACTTAATAGGTCCTTCTAAGTATGATTTTGTTGTATGAATTATACCAGAGTTGCCTGTTTTAGGATTATACCAATTTGTGTAACTTGAACCGTAAGGACTTGTGTTTAAATGGTCTACAAAAACTGCATTGTGTACATCAAAATCTGATTTATACATTAATTCTGCACCTGCAAACGCACCACCCATAGCACAAGTAGCTATTGCATATGGATTTGTAACACCTGCCTCAGCACACATAGCTGTTGTTGTTGCACCGCCTAAGAAAGCACCGTTTGTACTTCTACTTGTACTACAACCACTCAGTAGGAGTAGGACCAGGAATATCCTCGTCAATTTTGCCATATTCACCTTTATCTTGTGACACCACATAACAATCAGCTTGTATTTGTGTTATCAAATTATTAATTTCAAAATCTCTTGCATCCGACTTAGGCTGATTATACTTTAGTTCTCTTAGTCTATCAGCCTGAGTCTTAATACTATCTATCTTATCGCAAAACTGACTAATTTTGTGATACATTGTTTTTCACCTTATTAAAAAATGATTTGATAGTTTCCATATTTTTGGCATTTTGTTCTTTGCCACTTTGCCAAGCATTCTTTTGATACTCAACTGTTTCATTCCAGGTTTTATTAACCCAATTTGTAACAGGATTTGCATTTGAAGCATTAGCATACAATGATACTATCATTGCCGTTAATATTAATAGTTTCTTCATACTTTCCTTCCCGCTGTTTTTAAGTCCTCTTTACCAACAACCATATAAGGACCTTTATTATAGGCAGGAACAACAGAATATTGTTTTGATATTTCTAAACGCTCTTGCCTTTCTCTATGATTTATAGTTCCGCCACCACCTAATTTTGTATTTGCACTAGGGTAACTTGGTGTTTTTCTATGGTAAACTTTTTCTGGTTCATAAGAACCGATAATGTTTGTTTGTTTTGATTTTAATAAACCAAATCTATACTTAATATAATCATCTAAAGACAACATATGTTTTTTCATATTCATCTTTTTCATTTGTTTGTTATACAAACGCAAATCTTCTTTGTACTGAGCAATTTGATTATCAGATAGATTATTCATTTTCTTTCTGTTTTTACTCAATGTACCACTTGATGTATTAGTATAGATAATAGCCATTAATTTAAATCTCTTGTAGCTTCTCTTTCAGATTTATCATATTGAGATTCTGCCATCTTTTCAGCATATGACATACCAAAAATAGACCTGTAAAATGCATCTCTTGGAGATGGAGTTTGATACAATTTTAGTAATGCATCAAACTTAACATCAACATCTGAATAATATTCAGGATGCTTTGCTTTCAATTCAATATGGTCTTTAAAAAATTGAATTCTATTGTCATATCTGTCAACTTCTTTTTCAGATAGTGTTTTCTTCTTTGATAATTTAATATCTTTCTTTTTTGCATCATCAAATTCTGCAAAAAGATTTTCTTTATTATATGTAAACATACGACCTTTCTCTTTTATTGTTATATAATACCATAACCGTCTGGAAATGGCAAGCCCTTAAAAAAGCGTGAAAACCCACGCTTTCTTGCTGGAAAAACTCTCTAGGATGCGCCAGGACAGACGAATCAAGAGCTCTATGCACTACCGTACCCCCTCTTTTTCGAACAAATCTGCTTGATTCGGAAATTCTTTTTGACTCTCCTCATCACACCATTTGTCAAATGCAGCTGCTTCCTTTTCATAGTAAGCAATGCACTCTTCACATTGTTTTACAGCGGCTTTGGTATCACCACTCTTAATAAGACCACGAATCTTCTTCAGGTCATCCATATGATTCAGAATATCATTCATCATTTTTTCTCCTTTTGGTCTTCTGAATTCATTAATAGTACAATGTAATGTACAGCTTTTAATAGGTCTTTTCTGTTACGACCATCTTTTTTACCAAACCTTGCAAGATATTTAATTGCATTTGCTTGACAAAAATCTTTATCAATACCACAAGACCTTAATAAGTCTTGCACTTGGACACCATCAGATACTTGAGCGTAATGTTGCCCATATGTACCTTTAATGTAATCTAATATTTCTTTTAGTATTTTATCTTCATTATATTTCATATTTCACCTTTGTTATTTTTGTTTTAAAATCTTTTAAATGGTTTAAATTTGCATAACTATCATTATATATGGCATACGCTAGTGTAGATGTATGCCTTTTAATTGTTTCTTTATAAAGTTGTTTAGCTTCTTCATATGTTTTAACAATAGTCTTTGTTGATTTACCTAATGGACGCCACATAACTACAGAATAACTATCTGCATTATCAATTATATTTTGTTCCCATTCATTAGGTATACTATTCATTCATCCAATCCTTATCTTCAGTAGCACTTGATTCTACTTTATTAATTTGGTCAAAATAACACCAGTATGTACCTGTGTCGCCTGTGTATGTAATGGCGCCAACATAGTTTAAATCTGTGTCGTAAGTTTTTGCATTTAGAGCTGTTTCATTCTCAGCCGCCACATCTTGTTTTTCTGTAGCGATACCGATATTGATGATAGTTCCTTCTCTACCATCTTTTGTGTAAACATAATCACCTGTATTAATTATCATAGTATAGTCCTTTGTTAGTGTTTAGTATTAAATAAGTATTCTTTGTCATAACCTAATCCAAGAGAGTAACAAATATAACTTGAATCTTTTTCATTGTCAAGCCCCTCAGATTGTAAAATCCATTTAATGGCAGTTTCTCTACCATTTGCACCAAGTTTGATATTTTCTGCTACTTGATTTTCAAATTTATCATAAGCTTCTTTTTCATATTGTTCTTCAGCTTCACGCTCTGCTTTTGCAACAGCACATAAACGGTCTAATTCTTCTTCTAATTCTTTATTTGACATATTATCAAAGTCATAATGACGACCTTTTACACCATATGCATCTTTGTGCATTTCATACACACTTGTGATAAGATTGCTACGCTCATATTCTTCAACTGTAAAAATACCTTGGTCATTCCAGAATTTAATATCTTCTGGTACCATACCAGCCCAACTGCCTGGATTTTCATCCATCCACTTTTTAGACTTAGCGTTAATATCTTTAATATGTTGAAGTAATGTTTTCATTATTTACCACCCATTGCATAGTATAAGTAATCATCAATTTGGTCATCATATTCAATGCCAACTAATTGTAAAGAATAATTATTTTTATTATCTTTAATCTCTTTAGAACCTTGTTCTAAGGTTATCACACCTTGTTTGATTTTGGCAACCACACCGTCAACAAATTTTTCGGCTTCGTCCCAAT